TTTACCAGCATTGAACATCGAGGCGTTTTCGAGGTCTTCCCGCGCTTGCAAATATTCCCGGAGCGCTTGATCCCCAGCATCTTCCAAAGTCGCTTTCGCCGCCTCCGTGGAAATATTCTTGGCGATATATTGGAAATCCGCAAGATACTTGTCCGCCCATTCGCTCGTAATTGTTTGCGTCGGGAATAACAGTCTTTGCACCTCCCCGATTAACTTCGTCAGCCAATCGATCGTATCCTTAATCGTCCCCTGCGATTCTTGGAATGCGAGCGTAAGACCCTCCCAAGCCGATTTAAGCAATTTCGTCGAGCCTTCCACCGTGTTCAAACGCTCTTTCTCGATACGCTCTAACTCCCCGGAAACGTCCTCAAGGCTCGTCCGTAATTCCCTCGTGGATTCAGCCCCGGACAGGAAGGCCGAGAAAGCGGCAACGCTACGTTTGTCCGTCAATTCAAGCGCCTCGCTCAAGTCAATCCCGGAATCCCGCAACTTGATCAAAGCCTCGAAAATCTCATCAAACGTCCGGACGCTACCCCCAAGCCGTTGCGCTAATTTGCCGCTCGCGTCCGAAAGATTAAGTATTATATTTCTCGTCGCCGTGGCAGCGCTGGAAGCGTCGAATCCGGCATTCGCCAAAGCGCCTAATAAAGCGGTCGTGTCTTTTACGGTCAAGCCGAAAGCGTTGGCCACCGGGAACACCGTGCCGATACTGTCTTGGATTCTCGCAAACGACAATGCGGAGTTATTTGTCGCTACCGCCAAAGTTGCGAGCACCTCTTCCGTGTCGGCGCTCGTCAGATTGAACGCCCTCAAGGTAGCGCCAGCGACGCTCGCCGCTTCTCCCAGATTAGCCCCTACCGCCGTGGCGAACTGCAAGACTGACTTCTGCATCGCCATAATCGACCCCTGTCCGAAGCCGAGTTTGGCCAGCTCCGTCTGCAACTGCGTCACTTGGCTCGCCGTGTATTCCGTGGATCGTCCCAGCGCCAAAGCCGAATCGACAAGTCCTTGCATATCCTTCCGGTTAACGCCGAGGATCGTGGACAAATCGGCGTTCGCCTGCTCGAACTCTCTCAAGGTCTTCGCCGATCCCGTAAGATGCCTGACGAATAACATCAGCATCCCTACCGTACCCGTCAGAATTGTCGTGAACCCCTGCAAGGCTTTCGCCCCCAAAGGCAAGCCGGAACCAGCTATCGCCCCCAACTGTCCCCGCATATTCGAGAACCCCGACACGACTTGACCAATCGGCCCCGGCAACGCCCGCAAGGCGTTCTCGTAATGGCCGACCTCAAGCGTGTACTTGCCCGTCGCTTTCTGCAAGCGGGACATTTCCTCGTACATCAGTCTCGTCTCCGTCTCAAGTTTGCGCCCGGCCTCCGTGCTGCGCCTCTGCTCGGCGGTCATTTCATTCAGCCGGATTTTGTTCAGCCTATATTGCGCCGACAGTCTTTTATACGACCCCTCCGCCGAGTTGTTAATCTCGACCAACAATTTGTCAATTCTCTGCTGCTCCTTCGTGGCCTGTATTATCGACTGCTTCTGCCGATACTCTTCCCGCTCCGCAGTTGAATATCTCTCGTAATGTTTAGCCAGCTTCTCGCTCTCGGTAGCCAGAGCCGAAATCGTCTGCCTCTGCGCTTCGGTCGCCCCGGAAAGGTTCTGCATACTCTTCGCCGCCTCCGCTGCCGCTCCTTGAATCTCGCTTTTCGCCGAATTGTACTTGGCTATCAAAGCGTCAAGTTGCGCTATAAGATTCGTGATTGAATTGTCCGGCGTGATCAAGTCACGATAATAAATCGGGTTCGGATTGTCCATGTCAAGTTATTTTTTACAAAAATCGCCGTATTCAGCGTTTTATTTTCAAAATGATAAATTCCTTATCTCAAAAGTAAAAGTCCGTTATACCGCCCGTTTTTGGCCTTTCTCGGCCTGTCTCGCCCTCTCCCGCACAAAATCAAAGGCGTTATAAAATTCCAGAACCGTCAGATTTTTCGAGCTGACGTGAACCTGCTCGGATAAAACAAGGCACAAGTCCTCGAATTGCCTGTCGAATGTGACTTCCACGCCATCCGAGCCGGAGAATAATTGCGGCTTTGAGTAAGTTATCAGCGCGGTCGTCAACCTGTCTACCTCCGCCGTCTCTCCCGGTTTGTCCTCGCCTCTGATAATCCCGTCAAGTACCGCCAACGCCCGTCGCCTCAAGATGTCGTAATATTCCTTCACGCTTGCGTCGTTGAATACGGTCGGGAAATATAGTTGCAGATCATCGTCTATTTTTTTTTTGACCGCTCCGAGTTGGGCGGTCATTTCCCCGACGGGGACTTTTGCCAGCATCTCGCAGACCTTCCGCAACCCCTCGTCCGACAAGTCCTCGCAAACTACCCCGTCAACCTCCGACACCAAAGCGGCGAAAGACAACAGTTTCGTATCGACCGAGTTTTGGATCAAGAATACGGACTGTCGTAGGTTTTCCAACTCCCGGCCCGCTTTCTCCGTGTCGCCGGTCACCAGAAACCGTCTCGCCCTCTCGATCCTCTGGTCAAAAGCGGCCATGTCCGAGCCTACCCCGGCATCCACCAGCAACGAACGTTGGTATCGGTGGAATCGGACTATCGGCAGCTCGTCGATAGAATCATACATACGGACTTTATGCCCCCCGATTGTGACTGTTACCATAATTCCCTCGTTATAATTGTCGAGCAAAACGGCACGGCCAACAAAGACCAATGCGCCGTCACCGCAAGCAAAGTTAGCGAAATAATGAGTCCGACCCAGAACGAGCAGCAAAATTTACAATTCAGCAATTTCGAGAAAAACTCATTCGGGGCGTGAACCTGCAACCATTCGAGCCAGCCCCACTTCACAGCCAGCCCCAGAACAAAGGCGGCGACCAACGCCACGACCGCCACCCAACAAACAAACTCCATTATTCCAAGCATAATTCCGAAAATTGTAACGTGCCCTCGAAACGGAATCCCCCGAACGGGTGCATAAGACATTGATTATCGACCTCCGAAAGAGTGTAGCCCCGATAGATGTTTCCCGCTCTCTCGTAAATCTGGTTGATGGTCACACGGCCACCCCTCAAGACCCAGCCGTCCCGACCGCTCAACAGTCTCAAGATTTGCGCCTTTAGCAATTCCGTGTTGCGATTGTCCTCAACACCGAAGACCCTCCGCAGGTCGAACCAGACAATCAGCGCGAACGGGGCGGTTATCTCCCTCGCCCACGGTCCCGCGTCAATCGTCTCCGGGTCGTCCACCTCGAAAAACGCGAAATTGCCTATCTTGCTATCCGGGGAAACCTCGATATAATCATTCTCCCCGTGGCCGTTCCAGCCGCCGCAATAAACGTTCGGGGTTATCACGCTATTGCCGTTTATCCTTTTCGTCAATCTCTGCGAGCGACCGAACGCAGCATCCATCCAAGGGATATTATCGACGAGCGCCTGTTGTATCTCCCCGATAACCTTGTCCAGCATCACAGCGTCAGCGATGACAGGTGCGTTAATATTAGACATATAATCTCGTTTTAATAACTAACATCAATTCGTTATAACCGTTACGCTCCGTAAAGATAGCCAGCCAATTCGACATCATCAAGCCGAAGGTATTTATCCCATATTTGGCCATGATCCCAGCCGCGTACGGCGTTGTCGGGACTATCCCCACGTTAGTCGTCCCGAACCGAACCCCTATCTCGTCATGGAATTTGCCGTTAATATACAGGTTCGGCGCGTCCGGGTTACGTCTTGCCGAATAGGGATAGTTAATGCCGTTCTGCTTCCTAGCGGCGTATCGTCCGGCCGATTCGACCGAATGGAAATACCCCGACGGCTTCAAGTCCTCCGAGTAATACGGGCGAATGTCCTCCCCGCTGGAAGCCTTACCCTCGAATAATTGCCGCCTTTGCAACTCCAGAATATCGTCGGGATGCCGAACGACCACGTCCCGGATCATTTCCCCGGTACGAAGTCCCGTCTCTATTGCACCAACACGCAATCTCAAGTCCTCAAGTATCCCCATATTTCCCGTATTTGGCCGTTTTTGGGCGTTTTCCGGGCATTTCCCCAAAAAGATAAGGGATTTATCATCCGATTGGGAAAAAGCCCGTCAAAAGCCGTTATTTTACACGGTCCTGTATTTCACGCCGTGATTGTTGCACTGCAAGCAAATTCGGTCAAGCCCTCTCGTATCAAGGGACAAAGCCCGATACGCCTGTTTAAGTTCATACCCAAGCCCGGACGCACGACCCGTGGGCGCTCCGTCCAGCTCGTACAATAACTCGTCCCTTGTCACGTTGACTTGGTTACGATTGACGCGAACGTCTGGATTCATGGCGATAGTCCTCAAGACCGTCGCGGCGACCTGTTTCTGGATAACCGTGGCGAAAATCTGCCGCTGCGAGATTATGAAGTCAGTCAGATCGCAACCGACCGAAATCTCGCAATTCAGCCCGTAATTCATCGTGTTCGTGTAGCCCACCAAGCCAATATCGAACATTTCGGGATATTCCGCGAAATCCGCCGGGGCTTGAATCCCGAACGGGGAAACCTGCAAATATTTCGTCATTTGCCGCCAAGATTCAATCGACCCTCCGAGGCAGGTCTGACAGGGTTCGACCGACCAATCCTTCGACACGTTTAACGCTTGCATCCCTTCCGGCAATTCGTTCTGATTATAGCACAAGAACCAAGCCCCGCCGGAGTCGTTGTCCTCCCCGTCGCTTCCGGGGATATAAGGCAAATAAATCGGCTCGGCTGGCGTGAACCATTGGAAGCCCCCGCTC